CTCGCTGAGGCTCCGCCGCCCCATCCTGCGCAATCATGCGCTCAATGAAATCCATCAGTTACCTCCGTCGTCAAAACCGTACATATACGTCGTCTGATGCCCGAGCCAAGATGGGCCCGTACTGCCTTCACCGACCTGACCGCCGGCGCGCGCCATGAGGTAGTAGCGCAGGCGCGTCACCTGGGGCATCGGGCTGTTGCCGTGCTTCTCTCTCCACGCGGCATCGATCTTCTTCATCAATGGCTCGTCGAAGCTGACGTTCGGCGGGATCATCACGCGAAGCCGCTGATCGCCAAGCATGACCTTGGTGAGGATGTACTGCATCTCTTCCTTCGTCGGCTTGCGATCCTGGCCGATCTGTTTGAGCCAGTTCTGCGCGGTTTGCTCGACGACCTTGTAGGCGTCCGTCATGCCATTGTTCGGAAGATCGTCCACAGTGAGCATGCTCGCCACCTTGTTGGACGAGCCGAGCAGTTCAGAGATAGGTGTGATCTCGCGCATCTTCGCGTAGATACGTTGGTTCACTTCGACCTCGTTGAGCTTCTTGCCAAGCTCTTGCCCGTCCAGAGACAAGACCTCCTGCATCTGCGCCATGTAGAGCGCCGCCACTTCAGGCGACTTTTCCCTCAGCTTCACGTACTCGGGGTTTCGCTTGAGCGCGCGTTCAATCGTCTCACTGCTAATGACGAACGGGTCCTGTACCACGCCCATCGCAGCAAGGCGCTTGCGTGCCGCCTCATCGTCGGCCGCGTAAATCGAGCCCTGCTTGAGGCTGAAATACCTCGTCAGGATGCGCTGACGGTCCTTTCCGTTGAGCTGGTTCAGGTAGAGCGTCAGCTCGTTCTCAGACATGGACACGAGGAAACGGTCATCGCTCAGCTTGCCAAGCGCGCGCGGATCAGAAGCGAACGTATCGCTCTGGTAATGTGCAGCCAGCTTCTGCACCTCGGCGGCCTCATTCACGTCAAGCCGCGCCAGTAGATCCTGCGGGACCTGCGACAGATCGCCATGCGTCTTAAAAAGGATGTTCGAGATCTGCGCCTTGACGTTGTTCTGCTCCTGCACGTACGACTGCTTCTTCTGGTTGACAAGCGCCCACGCCTTCGTCACGAGCTCGTCACAGTAGCGCGGATCCGCGGCGGCACGCGGGTCCGTCCGACGAAGGTCTTCTCGGATCTGGTCAGGCGTCGGCCAAGTCTTCGCCGCGGCCGCATACTGCGGCGAGAACGCGGAGACGCGGGAACCCGTCGCCTCGTCGACAATCTCCTTCTCACGTCGCATGTTCGCCACGGCGCTCTTGAGCGTCGACTGCGCCTTCTCGGGCAGATAGTCCGTCCACACGCCGCCCTTCTCCTGCGCCTGCTTCTCAGCCTCGCGCACGGTCTCCTTGGAGGTGATATACCCCGCCATCGCCATGTGCTCGTCGGCGAACTCGGTGAGCATATCGTTGTAGCGCGCAACGCCCAGCATGTCGTTGTAGTTGCGATCGGTCTTGAACGCCTCAGGATCCCAGGGTTGCTTGGCCGCCTTGGCCGCCTCCATGCCCTGCTCAACGGTGAGTTGAGACGCACCGTGCTTCCACTCGGAAGGAGCGCCCTCCTTCGCGGTGAAAGACTGGCTGCCTTTGCCGGGCATAGTGGAAATAAGCGCCTCGTAGCCTCGGGCGGTCTTCACAAAATCCTGCGTCACGACACCTCGCTGCACAGCTTCGCTAAGACCTCCTCGGAGTACTTCTCCAGCGCCACCCAAGCCCGCGGCATATCGCTCGATCTTCAAGCGATCCTCGTGCGCCTGCACGATCGGGTTGATGCGCTGACGAGCACGCGCAACGTCGGAGCCAAGCATCTCCTTCGAGTGCGCGCGAAGAAGCCCGAGCGCCTGATATGCCACGGCAGGGTTTCGATCGGAGCCTGCCAGGAGCGAGTCAATGCCGTTCATGTACATGGACGACATGTTCTTCTTGATGTAGAGCGCCTTGTTCTCGGCCGTCCAGCCCATGAACTCGGCGAGCTTATCCGCGGACTCATGGATCGCATGAGCACTCTGCGCAAGCATGTCAGGCTTGCCGGCATACGCTGCGCCCGACTCCACGGCCTGCGCAATCGCGCCTTCGTGCGCCGCCTTCTTCTGGGCAATCGCCTGCTGATAGACGTGCTGAGAGACGCCGGAGTAGGACGCGGTGTAGATCGCCTGTGCCTTCTCGCCGAACATCTTCTGCTGACGCGCGGTGAGCCCGGAGGCGAGCTCTTGGCCGTAGTCCTGAAGCCCCGAGTCCATTCGCTCGACAAGGCCTTTTCCGTCGAGGTCCGGCTCAAGCGCGTTGGCGCCCAGTTGGCTCGCCCAACCGCCTTCGCCCGACTCCATGTCGATCGCCTTGCGACGAAGCTCCGTGAGCGCCTCCGTCACGCGGGCGTCATCCTGTTCCGCGAGGAACTTCGAGTACCAGTCGTCGAGCTTGGCGGACGCCTTCGCCAACGGCTTCTGCACGTCCATCTCGGGAACTTTCGGAATCTCGGTCGACATCGGTCGATAGCCGAGGATGCTCGGCATGACCTGTGGCCCGCCGTAGTTGGGAACTTGTGCCATTAGGATGCTCCAAAGTATCGGTACCAACGGTCGGCCGCCGTCATGCCGCCGTCAAGAAGACTTGAGAAACCCTCGGACTGCTTCGCCGACTTGGCGTAGCCAGCCATGCCGGAGTAGATGCCGCCCTGCGCGCTCGCCTGAAGGGCCTGCTGTTTGAAGCCCCAGGCGGCGGAGAGCGCGTTCATCTCGGCGGTCTTCTTGTCCATCTCCTTCATGATGTCGGTGGTCGCAGTGACCTCTGCAGTCGAGCCTTCGCCCAACACCACGCCGCTCGATGCGAACGCCGTGCGCTGTTTGGCTTTGATCTGGCCCGCGCGGTAGGTAAGCTGTGCGACGGCGGCTTCGCCTTGACGCATCGCAGACTCGGCGGAGAGCTGCGCCATCTGACGGTTCTGCTCGGAGATCTCGGCCTGCTTGTTCATCACGTAGCCGAGCGTCTTGCCGCCCTTCCACGCGGAGTACATGCCCCCGATCGCCTGCCCGATGGCAAGCCCGATCGACGCACCGCCGAGCGCCGGATTACCCGAGCCCGCCGACGAAGCTGTATCCGGAGCGGTCAATACGTTCTGCGTGCCGGCGGCCCCTTGGAACGTGAGTGGATCCGTTCCAAAGTTAACGCCGCCCAAAAGGTTGTCGAGGTCATATGTGACCCCTTGAAGTGTAAGCGCCATAAGAAAAAAGCCCTCATAGTTGAGGGCTAGGTTATCGGCTTGAGGCAACCTCATGCCCCAACTACTTCGCCAAATCCCAACAGAGACTAACGATCGTGAGCGGCAGAGGATCTTTCTGACGAACGCAGATCTGCCCTGAGTCGTTCCACTGCGAGATTGTGGCGACGGAGATTTCCTTGTCCATCAATGCCGGCGGGGACCCGTACGGCTCATCGGTTCTCTGCTTGTACTCGACAAGATTATCAAAGTCAGGGCCAACAAAGACACCGGAAGACTTGTGCACACGCATGAACACATCGTTCACGTTCTTCATGTGCCCCATCCCAACCGAGCCGTCCGCCAGCTGTACCGCCACCGGGAGCGTCTGCAGGTCGGCCGTGATCGGCAGGCCCACGATGACGTGACGCGCCGATTGGGTGAGCGTGACTTTCCCGTCCTCCACTACGCGCTGAGGGAGCACACAACCGTCGGCAAGGATGTTGACCGTCTCGCCTTCGAGCCAGGTGAGCCCCTTCACCTCAGTCGTCCGGTCTCCGATGTACTCCCCGCCGCAGTCCACGCACCATGCGTCTTCCAACGCCGAGAACTTACGCTCGTGCATGCGCTCGACGTAGCGGACAACCTCTCCTTTGACTGTTCGACGGATGATGAGGTAAACGATGTCCTCATCCCCCTCAGGCACGACCGTCACAGACTCGACCGCGCCGGTCACCGTCGTGTGCTTGTGCCAGCCGCCAATCGCCTGCTCAGGCAAGTAGGTAAACCCCAGAAGGCTGCCGTCAGCCATCGCCGCCCACACGATCGGATCCGGCGACTTCGCCAGCGCCATGTCGACGATCTGCGAGTCTTCGAAGAAGTGCGCGGATCGGATCGACAAATCGCCTGTAGTGAAACCCGACGACTGCCAGTTGTACCCGAGCTCACGCACGTGCCCACCACGGGCGGCAGCGTAAACGACCGTGGAGTTGACCACCACAGGCATGACGTTCGACGCGCCTATCTGCGCCTGCACTTCCGATCGAATCGCATCAGGCGCCATCGGGGCGGAGCCGCCCGAGTAGACTCGATACTCCGTCGTATTCGTCATCGCAAGCATCTGCTGGAGCGGCGTCAGATGCAGGATGCGCGACGCCTCCTGCGCCGCGATGGCGAAACGCAAGCGGTTGTCGTCCTGCGAGGGGAGCGTGTGACTCATGTCTGACTCGGTACCGGAGCGCGTCATCCACACCATCTGAGGACGCGTCGGCGTTCCCGCGAAGCATCGGCGCTGTTCGTAGTAGCAGACCGCGCCGGGGTAGTCGCCCGCCTTACCTACGTTGGCGGTGAGCGAAGCGCCACTGCCCACCGTAGAAACAACCGTCAACTTCGGAGACGTGTAGCTTTGCCCGCCGGACCGCACGGCAACCTTCTCAATGCGCCCGTCCTTCACAACCGGCACGAGCTCCGCGCCCCAACCTGTCGAGTCCTTGACGTCGATACGAAGAGACGACTGCTCGACATCGAGGGCAACCGTAGCACGTCGGCCGAAATAGTCAGTCCACGAGCCAACCCATGTATGGTCCGTCCACGTAATTTCAACACGCGGGAGAGAGTAACCTTGGCCTACGTTTGTGACCTTGATGCCGGTGACGGTGGTCGTGACCATGTCGTCGTAGGAAGGGCCGGCGTCACTGTTGCCTGCAATTTCCGCTCTCCAAACACGGCGAGAGGTGACCAGCTCCACAGTTGCCCCTGTGCCCTCGCCGTTCTCGTCGTATACTCGTACGGAAAAAGGACTCTTTTCGCTACCGGAGTCCGCCACGCGGCGGGTGCCGGAAATAACCTTGTTGCCATTCGGCGATGAAAGGATGCGCCACTGATCCGCGACGATGCCTCTGCGGTCATAGACGTACCCGCTCCCGCCGTTGTTGACCGTGACAGACGTAATGCCCTTGCTCATAAAGAAAGGGTCATCGTAGATAGGCGGCGTGATGCCCTCGTCAGGCGAGTAGTTGTCGTCGATGAATGACGTTTCGGTCGTCTCGCCGATAAAGCAGTACAAGCCCTTGAAATTCTTGTAGACGCGGTACCGCTCCGCGTCTGCCACAGAGCCCCACGTGATCGTACAAGTGGCGTTGTTGAGGTACAGGTTTCCCTTCGTCTCACCAACGGGACTTGCAGGGCTCTCCTGCTCGCTCCCCGTCTCCGTCTCCTTCACCGCTGTCACGCGGTACTTCAACGTGTAGCGGGTCTTCTCGCCTTCCGTAATCGTCTGCCCACTGCTCGCTACAACGTTGTATTCAACCTTCGGCGCTCCTGGGGCAGGTAGCGGTGCGCCGAACTGAACGTCGACAAGACGCCAGTCGGTCGCGCCGTAGCGGCGCAATTCCTTCGGCGGGTAGTTCGGATGCACGAGCGTCATGATGTCCATCGACTGGACATAGTGGATGTCAAACACGTCGTCCGAGCTGTACGGCGTCTCGATCTCATAGGGCTGCCCGTCTTCGCCCAGGAGGGTTTTGCCCGACGTGTGAAAGCGCGCGTACTTGTCGCCCAGCTCGATCGCGAGCGTCTGATCCGACGAGAACGTGAACGGGATGAGGCGACACTTCTTCGTCGGGTACTTCGTCGTGCTCACGTACGCCGTACCCGGTCGAACCGTCGCGGGGCCCTGCGGAAGCACGAGGAAGTTGCGGCACTTCGCCAAACCCTGCTGGTACTTCTGATCGTCAAATCGCCCATACATGGCGGGGGAGAGCTCGCCCGCCGCGAAAGACATTTGTACCTTGCGAATGCCCATGGCTATCTCCTCATGATCCAAGACGGCGTGAAACAGACCTGCTTGCGCTGCTGGTTCGCGTCGCGAGTCTTCGCCGTGGAGAGGGCCACTTGGAACTGCTTCGAGAGCAGGCTCGCAAGTTTCTGCCCCTCCTCGCCCTTGACACGAGAACCCGCGATCTCCATCGCGAGGTAGTACGCGAATGCGGTTGCGAACGTCGGGGAGAAGTAGCCTTCCGACACTTCCGACGTGAGGTATGTCGCCACAGGGTTCTCCGCGTTCGTATAGAGCTTGCCGCCCATCACTTCAAAGTTCGCGTCGTTGGGCTCCACGAACCACATCGGGTTGTCCGTCCACCAACTCGGCATCTCCTGCCGCGCATGCGGTCGAACACGGATGACACGCATGCAGTCGGACGGGACCTCGTAAACACCACGCCATCCGGCCGTCTCGTTCGTGCTCAGCTTGGCGAGAAGCTGACGCTTCGTGGCGAAAAACCAGGCGTGCATCTCCAGCAG